TTTGATATTCCGCGATGAATAAGCCATAAACCTAAATATAATCCATTCACGAATCAACCCACCTTTCGGATCGTTCGCTCTCACTCCGTATTTTCTCTCTATATTATAATTTTTATTTGTGTTTCTCCCTCGTTTTCCATGTGTTTTCCCTTTGGAAAATCAAGAATATTTTCTGCATGATTGATTAAAAATTCTAACAAACGCCTTTTTCCCCCATGACCATAAAAAGCGCTCAAATCATTAAATTTTTGATTCGTCTTGCTATCTAAACAAAAAGTTACAAATTCGCGTTCTTTTGTCTTTACTGATAATGGAATTTCGTTGTATTTCATTTTCATCGTATCACCTCCTTACTTTTAGATTATAACATAAATTAAATAATTTATATAGTGGTTAAGTAAAAAGCCGGATCGCTCCGGCTTACATCATTTTCGACTTACTAGCAATGACGATAGCAAGCATAATACCACGCGCCATATCAGGATGGCTTAATTGTAATGCTTTGTACTCTTGTTCTAATAGTTCAATCAGGTCTGTTATGGCTACTCGTTTAGCGTTATTCACAATCTGCGGTAGGTTGATCTCCGACATTCTCGGATTGCACCTCCGGCACGATTACCTGTAAGCCACCGTTTAATACATTTTGTTTCGCCGCTTCCAGTAACCCAAGCGCTACAATTGGCGATATGTTAGCAGTCGATTGTGTCTTAATCTGCTCTCCACCTTCGATTTGCTCCAACGTAATAAGTAATTGAATCATGTTCTATTCCCCCAGCTTCGCTAGAATTGTTTTGACTTCTTGCACCGCGTCATAGAGTGCCGCAACGTAACCGCTATTATAAAAAGCATTATCGCGGTTATTTGGCGTTATTCCCGATATTTTAACAATTACATCTAACAATATGTCAATTTGAATATCTTTGGTGATTAAATAAGGAATATCTCGCGCCTGTTGCTTTAGCTTTTCCAAGTAAATCATCATATCCGCCGCTTCTTCCTGAGTGTGCAATATCCACTGTTCCAAACTCAAATCCGCTTTATCTATTCCGATACCGTACTTGCTTATCCCTTTATGTTGCTGGTTGTCGATGATTTGTTTCACGTTATCCACTACCGCCATTTTTTCACCTCCTATTGTGGCATCCGATTTTTATTAGCAGTTACAAGATATGATCCATCATTAAACATGATTTCAGCTTGCAAATTTGTTTCCATATAGACGGAAGTCGCCATTTCTGAACGTTGCTTCTGCATTGTACATACTCGGTTATTGCACTCTTGGGTCATATCAAAATTGGCAACGCGCCCGAAACCGTTTAAGCCTATTAAACCATAAGCACGCGTTTGGTGAATAATTTTTATTCCCTTAAAGACGGATCGCGATGGCTTGTCTGATTTCACGCCAACACTTACATTCGCAGATGAAGCGACATACAAGAGTGCCCTTTGCTCCATCCCCATCCCGATCATCTGCACAGTATAACCGTTTGGAAGGTAGCTGGTTTGATTGAATCCGACATTGTATGTAGCTGTCACCGCCTGTGCACCATTAGGATTGATTGCTAAGGCGCTTCCGATCATGGCGGCGCTAAATGTTAAAAGTGTTGCACAAATGCCGATAACTTTTCGTTTCATCTTGATACCTCCATTAGTTTTTGATTTCGTCTTGCAATCTTTTTAACTCGATTTCAAAGGCTTCTCGGATCATGCTCGCGCGTTTATCTCCTATTCCCGAAACAGTCCTAGCGACCTTCTCGAACATATTCGAAGCGGCGGAAAATCCAATTAGAATCCCTTCGTCTAGTGCTCGTCCAATTTTTTGGTGTTCGACTAATTTTGAAGCGTCCGCAGGAACGAACGAACGCTTCACCACCTCATTTTGTTTTAATCTCCGGCGCGTTTCCCTATTCATTTAATCACCAGCGTTCGGGATTGCACCAGTGTGCATCCTGCTACTTCTCCATTTGCTTTCAATATTTCCGCGATTGCTTTTTTATCCGGTGCGGTTTCAATCTTTGTGCGAATGTATTCGGCAGGGATTAAAGTTTCATCAAGGACATGAACCGATGGTGCATTTTTTTTAATCGTGAAGCTATAACGCAACGTTTTGAATTTTTCTTTGTTAGCTAATTCTAAGGCACTAAAAAGGTATTGCTTGAGGCTATCGTGTTGTTTCCCGATCATGCTGGCACGTTCATTTAGTCGCTTTGCTTCGGCTTCCAGCGCTTGTTGTGTTGCTTTCAATTCGGATAACACTAACGCGATATTTTCCGCTTTTGTTTCCAACGCTTCCTCGATTGCGTCCAGTGTGTCCTTTATCATTTCAGCATCTAACGCGTCCGTTTCTCCTGTTTGTGCCGATTCCAACATATCCACAAGCTGTGTATATTGTGTTGACAATTCAAACAATTTCATATTGTCACGCTCCTAGAATTTGTTATAATAGAAAATGAACAATTGCAAAATACCGATGATTGCACCTTCAACCGTCCCGAAGGTGTTTTTGTCGTTCTAGTCCATGTTGCGGTAGAGTGATTGCAAGGCGCTGATTTGCACCTTGATGATCTCTACTGCTTCCAATGTTGCGCGAAAACGTGATTCTGCAAAGTCCCTCTGAAACTTTTCATTTGCGCACGATCCACGTGCGACATCTCCCACAATTGCAACTGGTTGACCTTCCGCCCGAAGTCGTAGTATCTCTTTTGCTAAGTCCATGCGATACACCCTTTCGCTTTCAGCCTTTTCTTTGGCTTGCTTGTATAGGTATCGTTGTGCTTCGTCTAGTCGTGTGATTAGCGCTTCAATCCGTTCGGCGTAGCTGACCTGATCCATTAGAATGGCAGGTCAACGTCCGGCAACGGTGCATAGTCTACCGATTCGGATTCGTTTTTGTCCTTGAAAGATAATAGCTTAAATTCCTTGACGCGGATTTCGATTGCATATTGCTTTTTGCCATCTTTCTCCCAACTTCTTTGAATCAAGTTCCCACTAACCGCGATTTTTTGACCTTTGAACGTAATTCCGACAACGGTTTCTGCCACTTTATCGAACCATTTAAGATTGAAAAAGTATGTTTTCTTTTTGTCGCCCCATCCATCATCGACTGCGATGCTATTTGTCAGCACCGCCACGCCTGTCGGAGTGTACATCAGTTCCGGTTCTTTGGTCAAATGACCGATTAAGTTCACGTTATTCATTCGGTTGTTCCTCTGCTTTCGCTTGTTTTTGTTTGATCTTGTCTGTCAGCGCCGCTTCAATCTGCGCCCATGTCATTCCTTTGTTCCGTAACTTTTTTATGCCTTCCTCGTACCCATCAAGATTTCCGGCTAGTAGCGCCCATTTGCTTTTAATCGCCGGATCGTTACTGCGGTCTGATTCTCTTTCCGCTTCTTTTGTCTTTTCTTCGGATTCTGTGGTGGATTCTGCACCGTCCGGCAGGTCTTCCCCTGCGTAAATATATAATCCTAGTCCATGCAAACTTATTGCCTTTACTAAGCAACGTTGAATCGAAGTATTAATTTGAAAAGAAGTTGGTTTCGCAATTGGTCTATTGTTGTTGTCTAGCACAGGATGAATCTGCGAACGTGTAACACCATTTACCGTAACCGCTACTTTTACAAAAAAACCTAGCGGCGTTTCATTGTACGGCAGTCCGTTGTATTCGATTATTTCCCATGTTGCGTTCGGATGGCGTTTTAACAATTCTGCTACTGCATACGCCCATGACAGATAATTGAATTGCCCTTTTTTCTCAACGTGTTTATTGACGTTGATTGCATTAAGTTCCGTAAAATAATTCGTTTCTGTTACTTTTTTCTCGTTATCCATTTCCCCGACACCTCTAGAATAAATTTTGTGGATCAAACTCTATACCCAAACTGCGCATGGCTTGTTTGACGCTTAAAAGCGAAACGTGCTGTAACGCTTGAAATGCCTGTCTAACGCGTTCCGTCGGGTCAATGCTATATCCTATTGCATCGGATATATCAAAACCCATACGCAGACTTACGGAGTGACCATTTTCAGCGCGCGTGATTGCGTGTGTGGTGCAACCGATCTTTTTTGCCAGTTCTTCCTGTGTGAATCGCTTTTTGCGTAACTCTTGCAACTTTGCCCTAACCATGTGTTACCACCTCTCGATTATGCCAACCATCACCATACTTCCTAAAATCACTAGATGGAATATGATGCTTGCTCGCCAGTCAGCTTTTGTCATTTGTTTCATATCGTCAATCAATTCGCGGATCATAAATTCACCTCCCCCGATAACAAGAATAAGCGCCTTACCATTACATTATATTATAATTACTTGTAATCGTAAAGCGCTTTTGATGATTTTTAACCCTTTAATCCGATATCAATGACTTTCGTTTGTGTATTAAGCAGGTCAGTTTCATCTATAACCGCCAGTTCATATTCTTCTTTGCTGTTTAAGATGATGCTAGATAGCGCTGGGAGAAAATCAAATTTTACCTGCTGACCGTTTTCCACAAAAAGCCTGCCCTCTTTCATTCTGAATGACATTCTAAACCCTGTTTTGTTTCTGATTCGATAAATCACATGATCCGCTTCCCTTCTAGATTTTTTGAAACTTCTTCGAATCGACCGATTGCAGAATCAATTCCATGCAGATAGGCTTGCAGGTACACCAGATTTTTTTCGTGAACGATTTCCGCATTTTCGCGGAACATCATGACATAATCCATAAAGTCCTTATAAAATTCATCAAATGGCTTTTGATTAATGATCGTGTGATAAATTGCGTACAATTCCGGCAACAATTTTGTAATGGTAAGCCATTCGGATCGCATCACTTCATATTCGATTGAATGTAAATCGGTTTTTATTTCAAAATACATTTTATCGTACAAATATTCCCTGCGTGACTCATACTTATCAATTAATTCTTTTATCATTTGCATTTCTTACACCTCCAGCACTCGAAAGAATAATCCAACGTGGACAACTTCGCCATCGGCATCTTCCTCATACGCTTCTAGCCATGTTGTATCATCTTCTTCGACCCATCGACCATCGCGCAAATCTCGAAGCCATACACCGTTCGATAGTATAATGTGTGTTGAACCTTCGAATCGGCGGATCGTTTCGCCATCTTCCTCTTTGACTTCTAATTCTTTCGATCCGGTGAAAATTTTCATAACGATTCTCCCTTTGCGCTATGCGCGTTTCGTTTGAAGCGTTTGGCGCTTCATCGGGCACTCGATTTTCGAATGCCCTGTGAAGGGTCAAAGACTTAATCTCTAAATTCAACGCATTTTACTTTGCAAATGCCATCTTTTTGAGTGTAACCAATCACAAAATTCGGTGCATATTGTGAAGCGGCGTATGCTCTAACCTCATTTTTGACGCTAAAATCAGTTATAATTTCGGTTATTCCTCTATAATTGTAATCTTCGAACGCTATAATTATTTCGTTTTTTAATTCGCTTTCCTCGCATTGAATCGCTTGTAAGTTTTTAATAATTTGTTCGTGTGTCATGGTATCGGCTCCCTTTGCGCTATGCGCGTTTCGTTTGTGTCTTGCTTACATTCTTATTATATTACAACTACTTGTAATTGTAAAGTGTATTATATAAAAAAACCGCCATCTAGACGGTTATTTTTTAAGCGTGTTTTTCACTCCCGAATGCGCGCCAATCGCTGACAACCCCAAGCCGCCACCAATAATAATCGTCTGAATCGGATCCCAGTAGGTCAAAAATCCGCCGATGATGAACCCTGCGCCGATTGCCAAAATGGGAATGTATCGCGAATTGAATCCGGCTTGTTTAAGCGCTGCCAATAAGCCAATCAAAACTGGGACGATAGTAATATATCGCGGATCTACTATGATTTCCATATCAAATCACCTTCGCCCTTTGTAGCACAACTAGTAGCCTATAGAAGTCTTTGCTGCCTGTGTCCGCATTACTCAATAAGCCACGTTTTACCGCCGATTCCGCCGCTTGTTTTGCCCAATCAGGGCATGGCATATTATATGCTTTTTCTAATGTATCTATACGTTTCAAAATATCTTGCATAATCGGGTCATCTCCATATCTGCACAACTCTAGTTCAAATGCGACATCGTCTAGCAAGTCATCCATCGTTTTCCCGATTGTTTTCAAGGCGTTTACTGGATCAGTCTTGCGCTTCGGGTCTAATTCATAATGCCCGACAATATGCAATCGCGGCTCTAGTCCGTACACTTCACACAACCAAGCCAACGTCCAAACATATCGCGCATAACTATCGCGTGTATTTATCGGATCGCCATAACACAATTCAACTCCGATTGACGCGTCATTCGCTTCCGTTCCGAATCGGTCATTGTCTACTGTTCCGGCATCATAGCGAACGTGCCATGCTTTCTCCGCCTTGTTGAAAGCTGGAATACACTCGATGATTTCGTAATGATCAACGAATAAATGCGCAGAAGCGCTCATTTCGTTTGCCGATTTTTCATAGTACATGACATTTGCGCGTGCCGATGATCCGGCATTTCCTGTGTCATGGGCAACGATGAATTTGATCTTGTTTGCCAGTAATCCGCTTCGCCTTTTCGTGCCGGATGAAAGGAACAATTGCTTGATTTGGTATTTCATTTTGAAAGCCATCGGGAACCCCCTCACATGACTTTGATAATGTACATTATAGCGCCGGTGATAAATGTACCGAATACAGCGCGCCATAACCAACGCTGATTATCCTCTAAGTCGGTTATGCGCTTGTCTTTTGATGGATCATTCAGCATCATATCGAGTTTGGTTTCAAGTCGAACAAGTCTTTGCAAGACTTCCGAATCATGATCCATAGGTTACACCTCTAGATTATAATAGACAGCAGTTTGCAAATTATATAACGATGCACTTGCAAAATAACCGAATTCAATTTTAACAGAAGTATTAAACCTGCAATTCGCTTGAATCGTTCCATTTGCAAAAGTGTTAGAGTATGCAACTCCATCCACCGTAAATCGAATTGTGTCACTTCCGCTTGTAACTAATGTATTAATCGTTCCGCTTCCTGTAATATCTAGAAGTGTATAATAGGTGTTTCCGCTAGCGCTAGCGTTATTATAAAAAGCTGTCAACGGTCTGCTCGCTCTTAATTCGGGTACGCGATTAAAAGGCATTTGTTACACCTCCTCGATTCCGAATACGGTGCAAATGATATCGGTGCCAGTGTCTTGCTTCGCCGCGAAAATGGTGCTAGGTGGAATAACGATTTTTGATTCGCTCAAAATTTGTGTAGCTGTTCCGGCTACCGCTAACCCGACAACAATGGTATTCGTTGTGGCTGTTCCGTTGACGTACAATGTCAGCGTTCGGCTTGCTGTTCCGGTGTTTGCAAAATAAACTTCTGTTATCTGTGCTGTTGTGCTTGCTGGCGCTGTATATACTGCGGCGGCTGTTGTGCCCAACGCGGTCTGCGCTAATCGTTTCGCGTATCGTGCCATTTATAACATCGCTCCCATTTGAAGTGACATTTTGAATTCGTCGAACGTCAAGCCGCGTCCACCTTCTGTGATAGCTAATTTATCAGCAGCGGCAAAATAAATTCCTGTATTCGTATCGCTAAAAAAAGCAATCGAGGGAGTGCTGGCACTCCCTTGAATCACTGCCAATTGTGCGGACATCGTTGTTGATCCGTCTTGCCGGATCGCGTCAAAAATTCCAGCTTCAATTTTATTCATATTAGTAGCGCCTAACGCTGGCGCTCCACCATTTACCCATGTTGTTTTAACATACTGCGGCATACTCTACACCTCCGAAAAAATCCACCAAACTAAGAAAGCCAAAATAATAGCAACGAACACCGCGCAAATCATTTCGCCAATTGCGCTTCTAGCGCTGTTACTTTTGCATTAAGTTCTTGAATCGCCTTTGTCAAAATGGCGATCATGTTTGATTCCGCGATCCCATAAAATTCTTCTGTGTGTACTTCTTTGACAGGCTCGCTGATTGTCTCGGTTACTTGCTCGATGACTGTTTCTGTGATGGTGCGTGCAATTTCCTCACCATCTACTTCCTCAATCACTTCACGTTCAACCTGCGTTTCTACATCGCGCGTTATTTCACGTTCGACCGTTTCGCCTGTTTCGGTTTCCCAAGTACACTCTGATTTTTTGATAACGCTAGTAAGATAAGCCTTATCTTTCAAAACTTCAGCGACTTCCTGCGCAATAAAACCGATTGTAGGAACCTCTGTATTAAATTTATGCACCGGATGATCTTTCCAAGAAAATTGCACCGGATTGAGTGCCGCAACGATATTCAATGCACCATCTAGCGATACGACATCTTTTTTGTATCTTCCGTCAGAAGTTGCGATTGTTGAAGACGTTGCGAAAATTTGACCGTTGACCTGTAGCGGATATGCACCGTTGGAAGTGGTGTAGCCAATGAGCAAATAGCCTGCGGCGGTTAAACGCATTTTTTCAGCACCAGCACCAGTTCCGCTTTCAAATCTAATATTGGAACCAGCCGCATTTGAAATGAAAGCGTCTTTCCCATCATTGGTACTATAAATACCAATTTGCAACTTATTTGTTCCGTTATTGGATTGCCATTCAGTATAACTATAGGCATTGATGCCTGTGTTTGTATTGTTAATAATTTGAATCGGGTTAAAAGAGTTGTCACTACCATCAATCTGCATTTTTGCACTTGGCGATGTCGTGCCGATGCCGACATTTCCGGCGGAAGTAATAGCTGCTTTTACTGAACCGTTTGTCGAAAAATTTAATGGAATAGCACCAATCGTTCCTAAAGTTACATCTGTTGACGTTGCTGTCAACGAACCAGTTCTTGTTCCTGCTACACCTAAATCAAAATAACAAGTGTTTCCTGTGCCACTATTTAATTCGATCGCGCTTTGTCCACTTGATGATATTCCTAAAATTGTTCCGCTATATCCCCTGCTAAAAACATCAGGTGAAGTCGTGCCGATTCCGACGTTTCCTGCAGAAGTGATGCGCATTTTTTCCGATGAACCAGTTACAAAATACATTGCACCAGAACCACCATGTAATTGCATACGAGTGCTGTTAAAATCTACATAGCCTTTGTTTGCGGAAGCATCTTCAAAAGCAATCGTTGGTGTAGTTGTATCTTTTAAGTGCAAAATAACATCAGGTGCAGTTGTTCCGATTCCTACTCTACCGGCAGAAGTTATTGTCATCCTGTCTTGTGTATTATAAATTCGCAATGAATTATCGGCATCGTTGCCGTAAATCGAAGCGTCTAATCCATCACTTACAAAACCAACCCCTACATTTCCACTTGTAGCAGATAACCTTAAATCGCCTTGAACATGAAGTTTTGTGGATGGTGAAGTTGTGCCGATCCCGACGTTTCCAGTTGCTTTAACAACTAGATGGTCGCTCGCATCGTCGGCAGATAAAGATAAATAAGAATTTGATGAAGTATTTGGTTGAAAATATAAACCTGCTTGTTTTGTGCTTCCGCCAGAATCTAAAGCATTGAATTTATAACCTATATTATTTCCATTTGTGTTACTTTCTAACGTAACTCTGGGGCTAGAATCTCTTATAGTTAATCTTGAACTAGGTGCATCTGTTCCAATCCCGACATTTCCAGATGAATTTATCCGCATTGCTTCTGCCCCACCCTCGCCGAACGCGATGGTGTCTGCGGCAGGGAAAAAGATTCCGGTGTTGCTGTCGCCAGTTGGTGCGATTGCAGGTGTTGCGGCTGATCCGGCAATGGTGACAAGCTGGGCACTCATTGTTGTTGATCCGTCTTGACGGAGTGAATCAAATACGCCCTGCTCTAATTTATTCAGATTCGCGGCGCTAATGGCTGGCGCTGAACCGTCTACCCATGCGGTTTTGCTGTATTGTGGCATTATTTATCATCCTCTCGCGATTGTGTCGGTGCGTTGAATTTGAACAGATTCTAAATTAGTCTTGTTGCGGCTGTATAGGATTCTAGAAATCATTATACCACTGTTCGCTGTAACGCTTGCTGTTGATCCGGCGAACACTCCAATTTCTTGAATATTTGCTACCGCTTCTGCATCGTCCAAAATGGCAATTGTTTGTACTGCTCCAGTTCCAACAATGGACTTGCTAAACACCGCCTTGCGGAACACTTCGGAACCTAGTTGTGTATCGCTCGTTGTCACAGAAGCGGATGACGTACCAACCGCAATATACTTTATTTCCGCATCCGTCACCGTTCCCCGAAGCGCTTCCCGAAGCAAGTTCAAGCCACTATCCACAACAGTATTTTTTATCGTGCGCTCATGTTCCCAATCGCCATTTTGCGACTTGATAAAGATATCAAATTGACCTTGCCATCCTGTTCCCTCGTTCATCTTGCCACCTCCTAACATGGATAAGTTGTGTCTTCTGGATAAAGCGAATCGGCAACAATTGGACAAGCAAAAACGGTATAACTTTGTGTTTCTGTCCAATCTTCCGATTCACTTACCGACTTTAATACAATTAATTTCTCATCGTTGTCTATAACGTTCCCTGTCGGTTTTTCAATTAGCTGTTTAAAAAAGTTTGTCCATCCGCCTAATGGCTGACCATCTACCGCATGGACATCATAGACAAATGTTCCGTTATCGTCTAAGTCACGAATTGTTACCCGATCAATCAAAAATTCCCCAGCGCTTAAATTGTACTTCGACAGTGTTACTGTTTGAAGCTGTCCGGCACTAAGTCCGTTAGTGAACGTTTGATAAGTCAACTCATTAAATATCTTGGTGTACTTTGCTAGTCGACCATTTGCAATATTTATTGCTTGATTTTTATCGTTCAAATTTGGCAACGTTTCAAGCGCTTCATATACACCTGATACATTTTCTATCGCGGCTCGGCTTGCAATCGCGGCGGCATCTTCAACAACGACAAGCAATGGAATTAAGCCGATATAAGAAATTGTAATTGTATCCGAAATTCCTAGAACCGCTTGGTTCAAATCTTGCGTTATGGTGTTGCTTCCATAACTCCAATACCATTGAAGCGGTACGGTCTGACCATCAACGCCATTTACTCCAATCTGATCCGATGCAACTGGAGAACCATTGACCGTAATTGAAGGCGCTTGCGCGATGGGATAGCGTGTGACAAATGTTCGCGCTACTCCATCTGGCTTCGGTGAAGGTGATTCATTTGTTATTTGGCTATCCGTTGGTGTCTGACCGCCTCGAATATATTGGCGGTTGCGATACTGGCTTCGATTCTGTCGAAGGTTTATATTCAGAATTGGCGAATTGTCTATAAGGTTATATCCGGCAGTTTCGGTTGCGCGCTCTTTGAAGTGAAGGGATTTGTCATAGTCGATATACCAAATGAATCCGCAAATCTCAGCTAATTGGTCTATGGTTTCTGTTACTGTGCCAACGCGTGGGAATTTTGCAATATCCATAATGATGCCGGATTGAATTGTTCCAGCAGTTATACCGTCTGCGGTTAAATATTTGGTTATCAAGTCGCTGACAATATAACCGCACGTTTGGCTGGTGTATGCTTCGGCGACTAGATAACGGTCTGCAATTTGGTGCTGGTCAATCGCTTCGACATCATAAAAAATAGCATCTGTCTGCATTGGGTTTATGCGATTCGGATACATCACGAAACCGCCAAAAATCAAAGCGCCTAAATAGTCATACACTTCCACAGGTACGCCATCGACAATATCCAGCGCTCCTGTTGCATCCACCAATCCAAATCGTGCGGTGCTTCGTGCGTTGATTTCATCTTCTATTTGTAATGTTTGCGGTCTATAATAATTTGTCAAATCTACAGGAATGTAAATAGACATTTTTGCACCCCCTTACCACGGGATAAATAAATCTATGTCAGGCAAAAGACTTGTTGAAGGCGTTAATATAGAAAGTGTTATATCGTGTTTAATGCTCAAATAGCGTTCAATATTGAATTTTTCTAATGCAGATAAAGCCTTATTAAAAATAAGTAATTCAACAATATCGAAATTCGCAAAAGTTGCCGATGATGGATATACGCCAATATTCGGATACAAGGATGCAGATGGCGTTTCGCAATCCACGCCCATCATCACCGCCGCCGAATCTGTGTTACTTGTATTTCCTCCAGTGGATGCAGATGTAACCGAATCATCTAATCGAGAATTGATATAGCTGTAATAATCAAGATTTAAATAGTCTGCTATAGCACCTTGTATGTTATAAGTCCTTGGAATAACGTATTCTTCTACACCGTTTATAACCGATTCTCCACTATCTGCGTCAATACGTTTAGCAGTTGCAGTATAACGATTCGGTGTAGAAGTGTTCCCGATTTGCAAACGCGCTCGTGTGGATCGCAAGCCATCGGAAACAATACAAATTGAACCGCTAGATGGGCGAATCACAGCATAAATTGTTCCACCTGCTGTATTTTTTAAGATATCCAATCCAGTTGGACAGTATAGAACCGAAGCGCCGCCAAAAGTTACTTGCTTTTGTCCACTCGTTCCGATTTCCGTTATACTTGGTTGGCTACTCGCTACTGGTTGAATAAAATCGTGCGCGTTTCCGCTTTGATCCGTCCATGTTGAAATTGTTGATCCAATCGCACCGCTTACATTCGACATATCTAGCCACACTTGCAAGCCAGATATTTCAGTTGGGACGAAACTTCGATAAGTCAAAATTCGAAAGAGTGACAAGCCGCCACCCCCTTTTTATCTGATTGTGTTATTTTTTGCTTTAATAACATCTGTCATGTGCGGCGCGATTGTCGAAGCCATGTTCTTTCCATCTACATATAGATTAAAATTAGCGCTTTGAAGTTGATTCATTAAAGTGGTTTGCGCGAATGGATCAATTGCACCGCCAACGCCAGCAAATGAAGGTTTAGCACTAGTTAAATTTGCCGCCGCGCTTGTTACTTTTCCAACCTTTGACATAATAGAAGAAATAGCGGCTTCAATATTTTTGCTTTGCGATGCAATTCCATCTAATAAGGATTGCCCCCAACTTTTGCCTGCGTCCTTCCAGCTAGGATTATATGAGTTTAGCAATTCAACAACTTTTTTATTATTGCTATCTAAAAATAATTGTCGCGCTTCGGCTTGCAATTTATCCTCTTTGTTGATTTGTTCATAATGCTTGGATAAAGCCTTTTCGATATTTGCAAAATAGGCTTCTTCATTTAATCGCATTTGTTCGCGTGTTTTTATTTTGTTATCAAAATTCGTTTGAAGCATAGCCAAATCATTATTTAATTTTGTTTGTTCGGCTTCTGTATCTTTGCGCAATTGTTCTTCTTTTTCTTTGCGCTGGCGCTCGGCATCCAAACGAATCCATTCCGCGCGTTGTCGTAAGTCGTCAATTAATACGCGGCGTTTTTCAAGTAAAAGTTCGCGCTCGCGCTTTGCATCCATTTCCTGTAATTCGTCTAAAATCTTTACGCGTTCTTCTTCGCTTTTTGCGGTAGATAATGAACGAATTTTTTCTGCTTTTGCTTTTTGGAATTCTTTATCGCGCAATGCTTTTTCTTCGCTGTCTGTTTGCTGATTAATAGCGTTAATTTGAGTATTAATATCTTGCAATTGTGCCTTTGTTGATGAATCTAGAAGCATGATTTGATTATCATAAGTCCGGCGAATTTGTTCAATGTTTTGATCCGCCATATCCCGAAAAGATTGTTGCACCAAATCATTTGCTTTTCTAGCGTCCGAAACGAATGTATCAAAGTTAGAACGCGCCCGATCTTGTTGCTTACTTAATGAATCGCGCTGGATTTGTTCTTCTTGCGCATAACGATTTTTTAATGCTGTAATAATATTTCCACCCAATTCATCGCTAGCTTTTACAGATGCTTTAATCAATTTATCTTGTGCATCTGCTAATTCTTTTGATTTTTTAGCCGCATCGCCTTTTGATATCGCCAAAGCATTAGCCGCATTTCGTTGCTTCTCCATTGCTTCAGTCGCTTTTTGTGTCATGCCTGTCATAATCAATGTGCGGTCTGTCATGTAATCGGTCATTCCAGCATTCTTGTTTTGTCTTTCGACTGTTTGTTTAATTGTTTCGTTTAATAATTCTGTTTGATATCTCCATTCGGCAGTCGAAAGTGCTGATTGTTTAGCAATCAAACTAACTTTTTCAGCCATCATGGAATCCTCAACTTCTTTTTGAAGTTTCTTAAATGAATCTCCTATGCTACCAAATTGACCGACTGTAGCAATCATAAAATCATAAAAAGCAATTTTTAATCTATCTATAATTATCTTTACAGCACTATACATAATGCCAAATTTTGCGCTTATGGATTCGGTGGCATAAATAAAAGCGATTCTGAATTTCTCGTAATTATCCATGAATGATTTAATTGCATAACCCCAAGCAACTACCGCCGCAACGATTAAACCAATGACAGGTAGCGCCGCCGATATACTCGCGGCAGATGCAGTCATATATGCGGATAATGCCTTTAATGCTGTCGATACATTAATTATCGTTGTCATTAAACTAGACAAAATAAGCAAAAGAGGACCAATAGCCGCAACGATTGCGCCAATTACAACAATTGCCTGTTTTATTTCCGGCGACAGCTTTTGAAACTCTTTTAATATCTCATTTACTTTTTGAATAAATTTGGTGAACGTTGGGAGAATAACTTCGCCCAATTGTTTTCCTAATTCCTTTAAATTCTCCGTAAACATTCGCATCTGATTTGCCGCGCCATCTTGCGTTCTTGCAAAATCGCCCTGCGCATTTTTCGTCCGATCCATAACGAAAGCATATCGAAGCGCAACCAATTCCGCTTCCGTCATTTTTTCTACTTGCTTCGTTATTCCTTGCGTCAGCGCAAATGCTTGAAGCTGTGTTTGCGTCATCACAACGCCTAACATTTTTAGGCTTTCCGTTTCGCCTGTGAAAACTCCGTTTAAAGCATACATTGCTTGTTCTATCGGAATATTTTTGAACGATGCCAAATCAGCACCCAATTGTGTCAATGACATCGCCATTTTTGCCGCTTCATCGCGTGATATTCCCATTGAGGTAGCCATATCACCAAATAACGCCGCCGCATCTAATGCCGATCCACTTGCAAGTCCCATTGATTCAATCGAAGTTTTTGACCATTCAATAACCGATGAAGCAGATGAACCGAAAGCAACGTTGACTTTGTTTAGTGATTCTTGAAAATCACTTGCCAATTTTACAGAAGCCGCGCCAACAGCGACTAATGGTAGCGTAACGCTTGCAGTCAACGTTTCGCCAACCGCTTGGAATTGATCGCGCGCCGCTTCAAGTTTTGCAGACATCTTCGACATTGCATCTGAAAATTCTCTGATATCTGCGCCGATTTTTACAACTAATTCATTCAACAATGCACTTCACCCCCATTAGCAAGCGTGACCTGTTTTAATACGTCTATCATATCAACCATTGACATTACTTTCTTTTTCGCTTTTTCTTTTGGCATAAAGTCGGAAGGTGTAAATGCTTTTCCTTTGCCACGATTTACATTTGCAATCACAGAACAAATAAGCGCCGAATTGAATAACTCGGCGCGTTGGTTTTCCTTGTGCCGATGGCACAAACTATTAAATTCAGCTAGTGTTAAACGCCAAAAATGATCTTCAGACAATCGCAAATCATATATACCGATTGACCATAATTCTAACCAATTTGGCGCTTCTACTTTTTTTCCTCTGTTGCATCTTCGTTTTTCCCATAACTAACCGTCATTAGTTTGGAAATGGTTTCTGATACTACATTAAAATTATCCATTGTAATTAATTCGCCAACCTGATCTAATGTTAAATCTTCTCCGGCTGATTTCAAACTAGCATATAACAACCCGCGAATGTTTCTCGCTTCTTGCAACCCTTCGCCAATTGTAAAAAGTGACTTGCCTGTCACTTCTTCAAAAATGCTCATAGCGTTTAGGTCTAATCTCAAATTTCGTTCCCTGTCCAACGCAATCGAGATATTTTTTCTCATATTGTTAACTCCTTAAATTAAATTGTGCCGATGCTAGGCTGACCAGTAACTTTGAATGTAGCGCTGTAGCTGATCGCACCATCGACAGGCGCTTCGCTCGAAAACGCTGTGCAAATAACTGTAGCTGTAAAACGCGTAACGGAAGGACTTGTTTGGAAGTCCACTGTCGCAGTTACGGTAGATGAAGTATTAATTTGAGTTACAATCGTTGCCGCGCTTGCGGTGTTGTACATACCTTCGATAGTGATTTCGCCACCATCGCGCAACCCTTGAATGAATTCGCGGTAACGTCCAGTTGAACCATGAGTTGTAACGTCAATAGTATCGGCAGTTAAGTTTGGTGAAGAAATAGAAGTCACTTCAGAAATTGTTGTCGATCCCAATTTTAATACTGCGCCTTGTGCAAAAGTTGCCATTTTTAATTCCTCCTAGTTTTCAAATGTTGGATATAGGGATAAAGACGGAAAAATAAATACGTTTGGGAAAAGTCCAATTGATTCAACCGATTCTACTAGAATATTATAGCGCGATGTGATAATTCTTTTATCTTCATCGCGTTCGGTATCAGTTGTTTCTAGGTAACATTGTACCATATTAAAGCCTGTAAGATTGAAGCGCTTTAAGTTTAAAAGCCGATCAACTTCTACCTGTATTTCTTTTGAAGGCTTAAAACCAAGCCGACCGGATTTCGTGTAGATATCTATTCGCGCCTGTACCTCAAAACCCTTCGAACCTAGCTTATTAAATCTTCCCTCGGTCATTTGTCCAATAATTACATAGGGAAACGCTTCGTTTGTTGGTGGCTCATCATACAAGCGCGAACCAATCTTTGTCATGAAAGTGGTATCACTTGATAGAGCGGTATATATCGCTTTTTGACATTCCCACATCGCAGACATTATGAATCACCGCCTTTAGCTTTCCGCCTTGCTTCCTCGCTGATACGTTCAATTTGATTGACCAGCGCTTGCGCTTCTCTGCGTAAAGCAACTCGACCGTTCGCCGCCGCTTTATCCATATAGCCTTGCCCTGTACCTTTTGGTAACTGGCTCCGGCTGTTTACACCACCGCCGCCCTCGCGGTTAATCTTCTTGGCATATTCAACGTTTGTGCCAACAATAACCTCTAATTCCTTTAGCGGCTCTCGCAATGTTCCGTTATACGTTTCACCTTCTGAAGTATAGGCATAAGTCAATTGCGATTCCGGCAAAGGCAACGCTTTGGCATCGCCCTTGCTTCTGAATTTTGTATGAATTGATGCCCGAAGTCTTCCAGTATCGACAGGAACCTCTTTTTTTGCAAAAGTTTCTACATCTACAAATGCCACTTCAAGGATCATCGCTTTTACCTTATCTTCCATTAAGTCGGATAAAATGTGAAGTTGATCGCGTAATTTTTTATCGCCTTTAAGGTCAACGCTAATCATGCGACTTCACCCCTTGCGATAACCTCCATCATTCGCCCTGCGCTTGTCGGATCGCTAACGCTTTCGATTGTCAGCACTAAGCCATTAAACAAGAACCGATTTTTATTTGTGAATGCTTCGGAACGCATGATGATCCGGTAGGTGTTTGCTTGTTGATCTTTCCCATAACTAAATTCTTCTGTAGCGCGTTGAATCTGTACATTCGCCCAACGTGTAGCGGTTGTTGTCCACGTTTCTTCGAAGCATCCACCACCTGCGGAAGTTGTTGTCAGTGTTTGAATTTGTATTCGTTGTCGAAGGTGTGTGAGCATTTAGAACACCGCCCTCGATACCATGTAAGGTGCTAGCAAACTTTTTAATTCAGCATTGCCTACGATAGTATTATAAGAAATTGAAAATCCACCTTCGCCAATCGTTGTGGCGAATTCTTCGCGATTCTCATACAAATATGCAACCAAACGTAATGCGGCTTGTCTAATTGAAGGTGTCGCCGCTTCTGCTGTTGCTTCGGTATCATCAACGATTCCGGCATTAAATACAATGACATATCCGTCACCGTTTCTACCTTGCTTCCAGTATCCATCACGATGGATCAATTTGTTACCAATAATTCGATAATCACTAGCAGACAAAATTTCCCCAGTAGAATCAAAGGATTCGTAGTAGGTTATGCTTGTGATTGAATTGACTGGTTGGCGCAATAGTTCGATCTGTTCTATACCGCCTGTTTGCTTTTGAGTAACCGATCTTTTAACAATCAGCACGCCACCCAATTCGTTTTCAATCTGCTTTCGAACCGATTTAATGATTAAATTTATCAAATCATCATCGGTGTTAACGTCTACTTTTAAGTAATTTTTCGTTAATGTTAAATCCAAAATTTCATTTGTCGGTTCTGTTGCGTTAATCGTGATTGATTGATCCGGCGTTTTGCTTCTGTAGATTTGATCCGATTCCCACCGCCAAAACGTCATAAACTCACCTCCTAGATTGGCGTTTCATCTTCCTCATAAAACCGTAACTTAAATACTCCAGTTGTATCACCATCCGAAACAATGCGAATGATCTTGATTAGATAGTCTGTGTTCGGTAGCAAAATGATTTCCCATGAACCAAATGCAGATGATTCACCAGCAGATGAATTACCAATCCCAGTCGATCCTGACAAATAATATACTTTACGTTTTGTTCCGTCTGAATTCACCGTACTATTATTGTAAATTCGCATGGATGATACGTTGTTGCTGTCTTCATCAGAATTGAAAATGGTTTCTTGTGTCGGGCTTCCGTTTAACGCAACCGTCGGATTCGTGTACAAATTTAGTTTCACTTCGGGCTTATTTGTCGTTATGACAATATCTTTCAAGTGAATTTCGTCCGCACCTGTGCGAATATGATAATACTTCGGAATCGTTGTTGATAGTGTAAACTCAATATCGCAGTCGAATCCATAACCCTCGTGAATTCTAGCATGCTCGTATTCAATCGTTTTTCGTGCAAATGATCTCGATTCAATACTATTTCTTGTCATGATCTTTCGCCTACTTTCTCAAATGTGATTGCTTCGCTTTGTTATTGCTAGGTGCTACTGGCTTTTGCCTATATAAGTGTTCCGGTGGGCACGTTGTATCTAGCCATATTTTATAACCATGAACCGCCGCCCGAATACAAAAAGCCCGATCCTCCCATAAGCTATGGGATACATTATATATCGGAGAATAATTTACACCTGCACGAATGACTTCAGACTTAATCAATATACACGCCCCTGACATTCCCACTTGATGCAATCCAGCATTTCGAAATTGCTCATACTGCCGATCATACGCGAACGAATAAAAATCATACATCCACGCGTTCGGCTGTTCATCTGCTTCCGGTGTCCATTGTGTCCAAAAGACTTCTGCAACGATTTCCTGTTTATGACTCAATAATTTTTGTAACGTCTGCGGCTGTAAAATTAAATCCGAATCGACTAAGAAAAAATAATCGTACTTTTTTTCTAAGGTATAACGTAATAAAGCGTTTTTCATCTTGGTAACATCTTTTAAGTTTTCGCCAGTCCAGTGGTGCGTTTCATTATCTCGAACATATTCATTATCACTCTGAAACTCGACATATTCAGATGGTTTTAAGAATCGTTTTAATCTCGGCGAATTATGCAATATAAAGAAAAAATCAACCTGACACCCTTTGGTATCCAGTTGATTCAACGCCTTGAGATATTTATAAAATGTGAGGTGATCTTGTCTGACAGGTGCGCCTATGAGAATACGCTTCTTCATAGTCCGTCACCCTTGTCCTCTACATATAGCGTTCCTAATTCATGTTTGTGCTTATTGTAATACTCCCTAAAATCTTCTTCAAAAATCGGCACTTGTGCCAAATGCCCAAACTGTAAAGTGGTATCGACATACATTTCGATTCCGGCTTGCTTTAATTTATAGCAAAAGGATAAATCCTCGCCCCATCCATCGCGTGGAAAAAAGTATGGCTTTGAAACCTTTTCGAATACTTCGCGCCGGATCAAGCAACAAGCCATTCCAGCGCCATCAATCCTAAGCAATCCTTCGCCATATTCTACCGGACTTTCAAGATAGCATTTCCCATCCGGCTGTTCTTCGATTTTGCTATAAAAGCATGGCTGATATGGTTGAACGCGCTTGAACGCTTTAGCAGTTACAAACGGAAGTTTGTGGCGTTCTAAATAATAAATTGAAAGCGGATGAAATACCATATCCGAATCAATAAACATTAACGCCTCGCACTCTGATTTTAGAAACTGTTCTACAATTGATTCACGCGCATCGTGCACTAGCGAATTTTGTGTCATACAAAAACTATATTCATGGTGTCCGCGCTGATTCGCCATTTTGACGAACGATTCAAAAACGCGAAATTCAATCGGGCGCGACATTGGAATACCAATCATAATTTTCATTGGCATTTGCTTTGCTTCATCTGTCATTATTCACACGCTCCTGTAATTGTGTGTACCTGTAAAAAATAGAGGGAAAGGCGTACAGGCTCGCCCTTGTCGTCCGTCGACTATCCCTCTATCGCGCGAATCGCGCCTAATTATTATCCTTGGTAGCGGTCGTTGCCTTGTACGTTGATCGCGCTAATGCTAGAAGCTGTGTCTACTTTGGTTACATATACTCCAAGGTAGCGCTTGCCTTCTGTGATGTCAGTGTTCAGCACATCCACAGTCGTAACATTTGTAGAAGCTGTTGCAACGGATACCGTTGTTGTGGACAACAAGGTAGCAACTGCGCCCGCCCATGTTGCGGCAGTGGACTCGTACACCTTCACAACAAGCGTGCTCGCTGTTGTAGCTGTACCATGAGATACAACCGCCGCGAATCGCCCGAATTGACTCATATCAACAAGAGTAGAGGAAGAGATTGCCGCGCTAACTTGCGGATAAATCGCCTCGCTGATTGTTACTTGCTCGCTAATTTTTGCGTTTGGCATTTTGTTTACCCTCCCTTATTAAGTAAGTGTTACGAATGGCGACAATGTAGAACCGCCTGCGCGTGGTGTGATTGCTGAATCAATCCAAGGCTGACCTGCTACGCGGCTAACGAATCTCCAAGACTTCTCATCCGTTTGGAATTTAACATGGATGGACTCATCAACAGTCAATTGTTGTCGATCACCAATGAGGTAGTAGCTCATATCTGCTAACAAGATATCGCCGGATGTGCCCAATGCTGGCAACTTCTCGGTAACGATAACCGGAATACCATATATGCTAGTCGGCAAAGCACCTGCAATTGACGAATTCGAAGCTGGCAACAAAATATAATTGCTGTTTTCGTCTTTTAATTTATAGATTTCAGGCAATACAGATTGATTAATAACCCATACTTTATTGGCAAGCGAGCCATAAGAGCGCGCTAACATTGCAACTAAATCCACAGTTCCGACTTTCGATGCAGTTGTGCGAGTTACTGCGATTTTTGCAGGTGCGTTAAGGATACCAAGCGGTTTACCTACACCGTTACCAGTCAAAAATGCTACATCTTCCTCAAATGCAATTGTCTGCGCGAAAAGGTCTTGAAGCAATCCGCCCATGGATACAATTGCATCATTGTTTAATTCATCGGAGGATTCTACATAACCGATCAGCTTATTTGCTTCCAAAGTCACTTGCTTGAATTTCGGTGCGCTTGCTGTTTTTGTTTCTGCTTCGCCTGTCCAATAAGCCGCAACGCCACCAAAGATGGAGCCTGCCGCATTACTTGCAACGTTAAGCGCTGGCATTTTCAAAATATTGCTGTTCATGTTCAAAACGCGCGCGCCGCTTCCGCGGACAACCGAACGCTCTAAACGTACTTGCGCAACCTCATTCATAAACTGCTCAGGAACCAAGAAACCGCCATCCACGCCAGTGGATTCGCCCAACGCTTTACGCGTCATTTCGCGTAATCCTGCATCACCCTTGCGCGCTTTAACCAAGAATTCCCCAAATGTTTCTTTGCGCTCCGGTGCTGTAAACGCGGATTTTTTGGATTGCTCGGAAAGTTCAGCTTTTGTTTTCTCTAATTCCGTTTGGAATTTGGAGAAAAGCGCGTCTGCGTCTGCATTATCCTTTGCTTGATTGTTAAGGCGCTCCATCAAACGGTCTTCTAACGATTTCAATTCCATTTTACTTGCACCATTGGAAAGCGCTTCGCCAATTGCTTGTTGAATTTCTTTGATTGCATCCATCGTTGTCACTCCTTCAAGTTTTGTTTTTTGATCTTGCCATGATCCGATACAAATTGCGTATCGTTGGTCATTCTCTGCATAATCCGCCATCATTGTCGGATCGCTCATGCACGAACCAATAAATTCTTGTTCGTTTTGTCCTGCTTTTGGTTTAGGAATTGGCATTTTTGAACCCTCTAATCATTTGCAGGATTGCTTGTACTTCTTGTTGTTCATCATCGCTTTTTTGAGTGGATGCCTCCGGCTCAAGTTGTGCGATTAATTCATTAAGTTTTTGGATCGCGTTTTTGATTTCGTTGATATCGGCGCTTTTGACTTCATACAGAAGTTCACTAAGTGACTTTGCAGAAGTAATCCGCGCCTTCTCGTTTGCCGCAAAAGTTACAGGCGAAAACTCCCATAGTCGCAACTCTTTCAGCATACGATTTTTTGATTTGTACTCGTCTTTGATTATATCATATCCAATCGACATTTCATCGATGACACCATCGCGCATTAACTCCATAGCCTTGCGCCCTGTGTCGGTCATACTTATTTTAGCTTTAATATATAAACCTTTTGAATCTTGTTCCATCGCAATCGGCTTTCCAATCGGCTCACTTGTGTCATGTTGCCATAACACCTTAACGCGACCGCTATTCTCTTTCAGCGTTTTTGTGAACGCGCCCTGCTCAATAATATCACCATAGCTGTCCACGTTTCCAAAGTAAGCCGCGTAACCTTCTATTGTGTTATCGCCAGCCGCTTTTAACTCAAATCTACTCGCTTTATATTGCATGATTTACACCTCCGTTTCTCTTTCTCTCACATAACCGACTGCACAACGACAATTAATTCTTTCGCGTGCAGAAAGTTCCCAATCCGCCGGATACTCACCAAGTGATTGACCAACGCGAAATTTTGCTGTTAATGCTATTGCTGGATGGCTAGACATTTCCGCGTGCGTATCTCGTGTGTCGCCATCTTGTGTTGGAATCCATATTTTCAGTAACCTTGCGCCAAATTCCGATTCCGCTTGCTGTGCCCCTGATAGGCTTCCCTTGTTCGCGGCGGTCATCGTTTCTGTTCTTGCAATCGTTTCCGACCGATTCGGGATGATCTGATCTAAATACAATTGCCCGATTGCATAGGCAATCGTATCCGGTGTTTCTTCGTCACCAATTGCCCATCCTGCATTAATGCCCATCATAATAATATTTTTAATTTCGGCACGCGTGGTGTCGTCAATCAGCACAACCGCATTTCCAACGTTAACTGTAATCCAATATAGCAAATCATCTGTATAAGCTTCGAACGCTTTGTTATGCATCTTCTCGCGGCGTAAATCGTTGTACTGCTGTTTGCCGAAATGGTCAATCACCGCACGATTCATAGCAATTAAAATGTTACGCAAATCCTTGCTTGTTGCAGTTATGACTTGATCCGTCAGGCGCTCGGCTTGAAATGGCGATGCACCTTTTAATTTATTCATCAGGTCATCTTTCTGTTCGCCAAAATAGCGCTTGATTTCTCGTTGTGTTTTTTGGATATATCGCTCGCGCTCTGCATCAATACGCTTCCAGTATGATTTCATTTCATCCGGCGACATATCGACCGATTTCTTTTGCTTGTCCTTTGCTTCTTGAATCACAGCTTTCATGTGATCCAATCCGCGACTTCCGACCATGTGCCATTTGACCTGCGCAATAACGCCAGCCAACCTATGATCCCGATAATGACGCGCCGACCACGCTTCGCGCATCCGAATTATCTCAATATCGTTCGGTGTCAATTCGTCAGCACTTTTTCCTTCGTCACGAACTCGGCGAATGACTCGGTAGGTGTCGTTTCCTTGAATGTTGCCGCCTTTTGCCCAAATATCAGGAAAATTATTTCGCAAATCTTCGGCATAATCCAAAGGGAACAATTCAAACTGACTATTAGCAAGCGAAATGGTTTTATCTTCTCCGGCTACCGGAAAGTTTGTAGGTACTTTTTTTTTTGCAATTTCAATCTGAATTTCGGTTGCTTCTTCTTCCTCGTCACCATCTTCGAGTTCGATTTCTTCCGGCTCTTCCATTTCCTCCGGTTCCATTTCTTCCGGCTGTTGAATTGGCGCTGGCTGTTCGACTTCTTGAATCGGCGCTGTAGCTGTTCCGATTGCTAATTCATTAAAATAAAGATTACCCGAAACTGGATCGTCCTCATAATCCAATGCGTAGCGCCCTTCGTTACGCTTAATCAATCCAGCTTTCCATAGTTCGCGGATTCGAGTAGCTTTCTTGTCCTCGTTTTCTTTCAGCGCTCCTACACCAGTCAAATCATATTTCAAAACGAGAGAATCCGAATAACGCGGCAACAAGTCAGACTGCAACTTATCCAAGATATGATCCAAATAGCGACTAATAACGGTATTTTCCCAAAAGGCTTTTTGCGCTTCTCCGTAATTTGAATAGGTCTGTCCTTCGGGATCGCCGACAATTTGCGACGGAACACCAAACGCGGAACAAATCTCGGTACGGTTTACTTTGCGCTGATTTAAGAAGTCCATATCCATAGCGCTCAATCCAATTTGCTGATACGTCGCCTTGTCAGCATTTAGGATCAACGGAATACGCGCGTTTGATCCGCCAGCATAACGCTTGCGCCATTCTTCGCGTAACGTTTCTTGTAACTCCGGCGATGGATTCTGAATCTGAAAGACACCTGGCGGAACACCTGCATTTTGTAGCGTTGACTTATTCCAATCTACCGCTTCGTTTTCCGTATCAATTGTCCGGCTTAATGCTCGAATCGGACTTTGCCCTTGATAAACGTCTAACGGATCATTGAATTTAGACCATAAAATTTCTTCCGGCGTGTACAAAATTGGCGTATCTAGCCGATATTCATAACCGCCAATAAATTCCGTTCTATGCGGAATTGGGTACATATAGTGCGGATATAACGGATACATTGCCATTGGTGCGTTCGGATTGCTATATTCGGCATAGAATTTTCCTTCAATCGCCAAATAAGTCGCCCAATAATCAATAAAGTCTTTTCCACTCATGTGCGGATTTGCTTTACTGTTCAACATGGTTAGAATGGGATGGTCTGTAATCTCGATTAGCCGACCTCCACGCCCTTTTCGATAAAGCAACCAAGGTACGCTTGACACTGCGCCCGAAATCGCGCTTACACAAGCATACACCCAAACAACGCGGTTATATCCCTCGGTGATAAATTGTTTATCTTTTTGCGTGTTCCAAACTGGCTTGTCGAAATTACCTTGCATCACATACCGCCATTTGTCTTTCTTAAGAAAGTCAAAAATGCCCACTCGCTCACCTCCGTTTCTTATTTTTTAACTCTTATTATTATACAGCAAATTTAGAACATGATGGCAGGTGTCTGCTTTGACTTCCAATACGCCAACCCCAACGCGATAACCGTATCATCATGAAAGCCACTAGGTGCGTTGTATCGAACGTTTCCGGCTCGTGTCATTTCATATTCATATATCTGCAATTCATTAATCAATACATCAATCTGCGGAAATGTCAGCAAGCGTTGTTCAATTCCCACCGCCAAATGTTCTATGAGTTGTTGCTTTGACTGACTCGATAAGTGATAACCTTCCACACTGACTCCACGCGCCCGAAGCTGTTCCATGACGGGATCTCCTGCACCTGTTGAATCCATTAATACACTGGCGCGATATTTTTCCGCCATTGCTGACACCCTCGACAATTGAAGGGAATAATCAATTTGATTAAAACGATCAAAGGCGACAACGTGCCTATTCGAATCCATGCAGACTAGAACAGAAAAGTCTTGATGTTTGGCGATATCCCAACCAATGTAATACTGTTTACCCTTGACTGGCTCTTGAAATTGACCTGATATACATTCACGAATGTTGCGGAATACTCCGGCGCTATCTTCTAGGAATTGTGCTTCATACTCTTGCCGGAATACATCAGCAGGAAGTGAACGCCTTACCTCGTCAATCTCGCTTTGTGGAATAAGCGGATTCGTCCACGTTGGGAAAGAGTAACTTTTATATTCTGTTTGTTCGGGATCGCAACCGCGACTATATAATTCATAGAACCAGTTGCGCCCTTTCGGTGTCCCAACAATCAAGGCGCGTCCGTTTTTATCTGACAATGTTGGTCGTAAAGCCTGCTCCCATGCTTCACGTTGAATAGTCGCCGCTTCATCTATAACCAAAAAGTTAACACCTTCGCCGCGCAACGCGTTGAAATTGTCGGCAGACTTAAAAGAAAGCGAGGAACCGTTTATTAGTGATATCCGGCGCTCGCTCTTTATCTCTTGTTCTATTAACCCTGTTTTCCCTAGCGCGTTTTCTACCATTCGGTAAGCAATCATTGACTGTTGATAAGTTGGACTTACCCACCAATTAACAGACTTTGCAACGTTTAATCCATGTTCGATTAATTCATTCGCACACGCCATCGTCTTTCCGAAGCGGCGACCACAACAAGCAATCCGAAAACGCGTCCGCTTATCCCATGTTGTGCGCTCGTGCATTTCAAGCTGACCGGCGTGCGGCTTATACAGCTTAACGCGCTTTACTCTGTCCATTGTGTCTTAATCTCCAAAGGTGCATCTGGATTTCCTGACAATGTAATATCTTGCTTCTGGCTCCATCGGTTTTTATGCTTGCGCTCCAATAGCCAAGCGCTCGCTTGCCACGTTCCATCTGTCGCCGCTTTCGCTATGTTTTGCAGGTGTCGCATTTCGGCTTTTGCTTCTGCTTCGTTTATAGACTGTAAAAACTGTACGTAAATATTGTTTTTTCCTTCTTCTATTGCTTCTTTTCCCTTATTACACCAGTTATAAAATGTTTTTTCGGCTATTCCTAAATAAGCGCAAACAACCACCGCATAATGCCCTTCGCTAATAAGTCTGTGAGCCTTGTCTATTAAGTCTTTGTTTAGCTTTAATTCTGCCATTTTATTCACCGCCTATTCAACGCGCTCGGCTTCTTTTCCAGTCATGTTTTCCCAACGCTTAACTATTACATCGCAGTATTTTTCATCTAACTCCATCATAAAGCAATTTCTATTTAATTCTTCACAAGCAATTAATGTTGAACCACTACCACCAAATAAATCTAATACTATATCATTTTTTTTACTTGAATTATTTATTGCTCGCTTAGGAAGTTCAACAGGTTTTTGAGTTGGATGAAATTCATTTATCAATTCTTTTTTTAGTTCCCATACGGTTTTTTCATTTGTAGCACCAAACCATTGTGGAGAACAATTGTTTTTGAAAGCATAAATACAAGGTTCGTAATTTGGAATATATTGCGACATGAATGAACCTAATCCCGAATTTACTTTATACCAACACAATACTGCTCTAACAGTTAAACTCAATTTTGAAAATGAATTAAAAGTTTCAACTGCTTTTCCATTTGCATACCATATATAAAAGGCGGAATGATCGTTTGAATATTTTATTGCGTTATTTAATGAATCTGCAAATAAATCTGTTAAATTTTCTCCTTGTAAATGATCATTCTTTATTCCAACTCTTTTTTTTCTCGTTATGACCTCCAGTATAAGTAACGCCATAAGGTGGGTCTGTAAAAATCATATCGGCTTTATTTTTATTCATTAATTTTTTTACATCTTCCTCACTTGTCGAATCTCCGCACATTAACCTATGATTCCCCAACTTATAAATCCAGCCGCGTTGCGTGATAGGCTCTTCAATCTGTTCTAATTCCTTTTCCGCGTCAAAGTCATCATCATTTCCTTTTTCGACTTCATCCGGCAATTCCAAATCTTCAAATCCTGTAAATCCTTCTATGTCATCCAGTTCTAAATGTAATAATTCCATATCCCATTCTGCCAACTCGCCTACTCGATTATCAGCTATTCGATATGCTTTGACTTGTGCAGGTGTTAAATCATCGGCAACGATTACTGGCACCTCTTTTAACCCTAGCTTTTTTGCCGCTTTTAATCGCGTATGACCTGCGACCACTTCGCCCTGTCCATCAATCACAATCGGCTGTTTGAATCCGTAATTTTTGATACTACTTGCTACTGCATCTACCGCATGATCATTTTTCCTCGCGTTGTTAACATAGGGAATTAACTCGTCAGTCTTCCGCATTACGATTTCCATTTGCCAACCCTCTTTCGCCTGTAATAGCACAAAAACCAACCGCATCCGGCTGGCTTATGCTTACTTTTATTTTATCATCAATCACGAATATCCAGCACTAGCGTTTGTTGTTCATCCAAATATTCCTCGATATCATACATATTCGAATCAAACAATTTCACCTGTCGTTCTCGCTGTTCGGGATCATCATACCAAAAATCCATCTTGTGCCCTGTACTTTTTGACTTAATCCTTACACCGTACATTGTCACCTGTTCCACTTTCACACCTCCTCAATTGTTACCTGTACGCCTTCCGTTTTTGCCTGTATCGCTATCGCCATTTCAATCTTCACTACATGATTCCAGTTATCATCCGGCAATATGCCATAACTTACTAAACCATCTATAATCATTTTTACCGTTGCGGAATAGTTATCTATATCCCTTTTGCGCCGATCCTTAAAAATAAAAGTAAATTTTAATATACACTTATCCACAGACTGAATCTTGTTCCAAATACAAGCCAATTCGACCGTATTCGACCAGCCTTTTTTTATTGAGTTTAATTTATAATAATGCTCGTTTCTGTACTGGTTTAAGCTATATAAATCATGATATATCATCATTGTTTGCAACTTTTGAACATTATTATTCATTTTGATGATGTTAAAGATTTTTTGATATTATCGATGCTATGGTTAAAATTGATTAACGATATTAACATATCGTCATCTATTTTTTTTATTTCATCTTTCGATATATCTAAATTAAATTGCTTTAATGAATTTCTGTATTCAATTTCCAAACTTTTTCTATCACTCATTCCGCATCACCTTCATATCAAAAATTGACCTTGTATTTATATTTCATGACTTCATTCATTTTCTCATAAAGAAAAGTTAATTCCGCTTCATCACATTTAATAAAATCATCTTTTGTTTTGCCACAAAAGGTACTATTTTTTTTGTAAAATGGGCTATCTAAAAATGTTTGTAACGATGCAATCATGTGCAATCTGTCATATAATCTCATTTCGCATCACCTGCTTAACCAATCGTTCCAACTCTCCAGCTTGATCCGCTACTATCCCTGTATGACCAAAACCGCCGCTTCCGCGCTTGGTTTCTCCAATCTCGTCAACCTCAATTAATACTGGCAGTTCCACTTTGTTGAACACCGCTTGCGCAATTCGTTCACCCGCACCAATCGGGAATCCTTCTTTTCCAATGTTTTTGATGATGATCCCAATATTGCCGCGATAATCAGAATCAATCGTGCCCAAAATCTGCAGTATGTCATACTTTGCCGACAAGCCTGAACGCGGTCTAATCTGCATCTCGTATCCGTCCGGCAACTCCACACTAACGCCTGTTGCCACAACTCGCGTTTCTCCTGCTTTAATCAAGCAAGTTTCGTTTGAAAACAAGTCATATCCTACCGCACCGTCCGTCATACGTTTCGGCATTTTTGCCCCATCTGCTAGTTTAATTTTGATCTGCATTGTCCAATTCCCCTCTTTTGTGTGTGACTTCTAAACGAACATCCAAGCGTTCGAAATGCTTCACGCCATGCATCTTCCATAACTTCACCGCATTCATATCGGATAATTCCTCAATGATTTGCTCGATAACCGGATATGGCATATTTAGGCGGCGCTCTAACTCCTGCGGATTCCTCCACCGCTTTCCGATTGCTTTATAAACCTTTTGTTGAATGTCATCAACTTGAATAGCATCTTCGTTGCTCAATTCCGTATGAACACCACTTAACGCGTTCAACGTCCATAAAACCTGCGATTTCGTCAAGCTTAATCGCCGCGCAATTTCTGATCGTTGCAATCCGGCTACTTGTAACTTTTTAACCTCAAACTTAATCACTTCATCCGGCACGAATGGTTTAATTTCGGGTATTTCTGTCTTGTTGTCGTATTTATCTAGCAACTTTTGCAAACGTTGATTGACACTGTATTCCGCATTTGGTTTCACTCTGTATGTATTATCGATGAAGTCGATCTTATTATCTTCTTTCAAAAATCGCACTGCCGCGCTAATTTGCGCCTGATTTTTATTTCCCAACGCCAACGCAATTTCCGCGCTATTCATCGGCTTCCGGCGAATAATCTGCACGACTTGCATCTGCAAAAGTGTGACATCTATTTTCACTCTGCCACCTCCACAGGAACAATCGTGATTCCTAGAAAAAGACAGCGTAATTTCTCAATTTTTTTCATCGCTTCCGGCAGGTCTAAAGGTGGAGTAATTGCTCTACTTTTGTAATGGATCACATACTTTGTTATCATGATTTTATATCAACTCCCTTTACGAAATTTGATATGCCTTTCTCCCAGTGAATCTATCTCTATTTGTTATTGATTGATTTTTGTTATTAAATCAGTTACTAACGAATCCAAAAGAGTGGATTCTTTTTTTTCGCCTACCAATTGCAAAAGACTGTTTCCGCCATCTTTGATTGTACGCGTTTCACGTTCGATCAAACGAGTATATGTTTCCACAAAATGTTTTCGATCCGACATTTCGTTATCGACTTCCGCCATGCAAAACTTTCGAAACCCTCCGTTCATCTCAACAACTTTTCGCGTATAAGGATGAAAAGACTGCATCGCTTCCTCGCTTTTGTTGTAACCATACTTTCCAATTGCACGAATAACAGTATTAAACTGTTCAACTGGATCGGGAAAATCCGGCATTTGCTTACGCATATATCGCTGGTAAATATCCGCTACTTTTGGTGTATATACCGATTCTTTCATGTGTTCTTTTAATGCTAATTTCGCCGCTTCAAAAGGAATTTCCTCTAACGATTCATGCCAAATCTCAACAAACATTTTTTGCGTTTCATGATTTTTAGGCAGGAAGTTATCAAATGACGATGCTATCAACGTCAATAACTTTAGGGTTTCGCTCTTGTCCATCTTCATCATCCTCTCCGTTCACATATTTCAAAAGACGGTTATAAGTATCGATTACGGATTCCTGTTCCTGCTTCCCTTTTTTCGTTCGTTGCATCTGCAAAACAATTGTTCCTGCTTTTTCGCGTAGCTTCTTTGCGCTCAATATGTTTGATTTCCAAAAATCATCTGTTTGACACCATTCAATCATCCTTTCTATTTGCTCAAATTTATAACCATCGTTTTCTAACATTAAGCGAATAGCATCATTCCATTGATTAATGTTCGAAGGTTGTTTTGCTTGTGGATTATTTTCTTTGATTTTAGAAATTAAAAGATGATTAAGAAAAAGAACGTCGTCGGAAAACACTTTTTCGACATCATTCCTTTTATTTTCTATTTCCATTTCAATTTCCTTTCCTTTCATATTTTCTTTCCTTTGTAGCGTTTTCCCTATAGTTTTCTCTGTGGAAAACTCGTAGTTATTACCTATTTTCTCATTAGAAAATTGATTTGCATTTGTTTCTTTCTTCTTCTTCCATTGATTGCGCTGTTTCATCACTTCTTCGTATCGTTTTTGAATACCATTACTTGTTAAAATTTTCTTTGTTTCATACAATTCACGATTAAACATTTCTAATTCGAACGCAGTTTCAAGCATTTCATAAAACTTTTCAACGGTTATCATTAGCTTTTTGGCTAGACTTATCACGAAAATATTTTTGCTTAAATCAATTATTGCGCCTTCCGTCCTATATGTTCGCTCTAAAATGATAAAGTAAAAAGCGTACCCATCATTGCCATATACGGATCGAAACACTTCCATTTTTTCATCGTTAACCGCGTCTGTGTCGTGTGAAAAATAGTCCAAATGTAGCTTCGTGGGTCTAGCCAATCCTCTGCACCGTCCAATCTATCGCTTTTGATATTCCGCGATGAATAAGCCATAAACCTAAATATAATCCATTCACGAATCAACCCACCTTTCGGATCGTTCGCTCTCACTCCGTATTTTCTCTCTATATTATAATTTTTATTTGTGTTTCTTCCTCGTTT